TCGGAATGTGCCATCGGAGGAAATACGAGCGCGTTCTGTATTTCCAGTACCAAAAGTCATTGCAATATTGTCTGTACCAACAAAGCAATTAGCATTACCGCCATTGGTTAAGAAAATTTGTTTGTCTGCGCCTGTGCCATTGAAATTTATGTAAATGCCGTTTGTTTTACCTGTGGCATCGATCGTAAATTTTGAACTTTCTCCATAAACTGTTGCTGGAGTAACCCCCAGGCCGAGGTTGCCTGCGGAGTCAAATGTTGCACGAATTGCTGAATTTGTAATAACATAGAACGGATTAGCGCCATCTGTTGCAACAAAAGAAGAATATGCAGCAGTACCAGCATAAGATGCGCCACCAGATGAACCTTCAACGCCTGTTGTTAAGGTGCCTGATGTATTTATTAATGTAGTCTGTGCGCGACCAGTAGTAATGCCGCTTGTGCGGAAAACCAAGTTGTATCCAGTTGCGCTTGAAGCCCCTGAGTTAATTGTTCCAGTAACATCCAACTTGTAACCCGGCGAAGCAGTCCCCACCCCCACATTACCAGCAACAGCCAAGCCGTTTGTGCCGATGCCTGCGTAGGAGGAATATCCGATCAGTTGGGATTGCTTGATTTCTAGACCACTGCTGGTCAGGCGGGCTTGTTCGGAGCCGGATACAAGCCACTGATGGTTGTCTACGTTGATGCCTGTTCGTGCAATGATGTAGGCATTTTGTCCGTCTGTGTTTGCATCGTTTGTTGCTCTCAGCCGTAAAAGACCAGCGCCAACACCAGTTCCGTATTGCCAGCGCCAATACTTCTGATCTGCCGCACTTCCTGTGTCGCCAAGCAGGATTACTGACACACCAGAAGAAGTAACCCCAAGCACACTCCCATCAAACGTCAGCGCAGAGCCAGTAGCCAATGCACTTGTAGAGCTTGCGTACACAACACCGTTGGCTGTAAACGCTGCCGCCCCAGCGTCAACACCTGTGCCTGCGCCATTCAGGTAAAGAGCCCTTTCTGCGGGCTGGGTGACAAACACATCCTTTGTGCCTGCGGCAAAGTTAACCGCTGCCCCTGCGTTGCTGGAGGACAGGATGGTCGTGCGGGCCAGTGTGCTGCCCGAAGATGTGTACGTGCCAAGGCCCACCTCCCACGCGCCCGTGGCGGCATCGGCAATCGTGTAGTACGTGGTGTTTGCGTTGCCAATGGCCGTGCTAAAGCCCTGGAAGCCCGAAACCGGGCCAGCTAAAGTAACTGTGCCAGTGCCCGTAGTAGTCGTAGTTTCCCGTACCCGGTCCGCCAGTACCAAAGCCATATCAATCTCCAGAAGTCAGCAGTGACTCATCAATCCAGCGTTCTTGCGTTGAACCGTTCACATCAGTCCACTCAATCAGGCAATACACATTGCCATCCTCATCCATGCGCAAAGCCTTGACCGGGCCGTGTGGGACCACGGTGTTGACCTTGACCACATCACCTTTTTTGAACATCGTTGCCATGATGTGGCTCCTTATGCTGCGTCAAGGCTGAAGGTGTACGTGACCGTCACCGTGTCGTTGGCAACAACAGCACGATCCCCAGGAGCTGAGAAGTCCACAGCCGAGAACAACGTGCCCGTGGTGCCGCTCTTGGTGTTGCTGCTGGTCAGGAACGCCCCGCCCACAGTCGTGGTGCCATTGATGGTGTACACAGCCGGGGAGCCGGAGTTGTCAATGACTGAGGGGTCAGCCGTGGTGGCTGTGCCAAACACTGCCTGTGGACGAGTTGCTTGGCTGTACGCAGTAACTTCAGTCCATCCAGCGTGCGACGACATCGTATCTCCAGCAGCGGGGGTGTTGCTTGCCGCAGCGCCGTACAGTCCCAGATACCACGTTGCCGTGTATCCAGAGCCCGAGAAGTACTTGGTGTTCATGTCTTGCAAACCGACATTGACCACAAGGTTGTGCTCCTTGGCTTCCCACTTTAGGTTGCCCTGAGCGTCATGGCACTGGACATGGAACACACCGCCTGCTTTGGCAGCGGCTTGAGGGGTTGCACCAACGGATGCGGCAGCGATGGCGGTGTCCGTGGATTTTGCTTTGTCGTTCAACATGGTTGCTCCTTAAACGAGACGGATGAGTGCGGATGTGCTGGTGTTTGCAGGCATCTGCACAGTGAAAACAGTGGTGGTCGTTTTGTCGGACCCGAAGTCCAATACCGCAATGGCCAAATTGCCAAGCGCAGTGTTATAGATGAGCGCCGCACGAGCAGTGAAGTTGGCGGGGTTCCATACTACGTTGTCAAAATCCAAGAACGCAGTAGTCCCAGACTTTTGAACCGTTACCCCGGTCAAAGGATTGCCGCCCGCTGTGTAGCCCGTACCAGAAGACGACACTTCCCCCGTGCTTGTGTACACCAGCGTGTCGCTGCCGAGGTCTGCGTTCGCCGTGTAAAGCGCCATCTTCAAAGTGCCCGTTGCCAGAGCCTGTAGTGCTTGGAGCTTGGCCTCAGTGGGCATTGTCTGTAGGAGGGCCATTTAAAGTACCGGGTTTCGGACTTGGCCATCGCGGTACGCATCCATGCGTTGCTTGCCATCACCCAAGTTCTTGAGAAGCGCCAGCGATTGCGTGAACTGCTGCTGGTAGAGGGCCACAAGGTCGGGGTCGCCCTTCATGAACCGGATGGCCTCCATCATGACGCCATTGAAGAGCGCCGTGTCGAAGTTGTCCCCGAGCCATGTGGTGCCCCCAGCGTTGGTCACGCTGCTCACCGTAATTACAAGCCCACTACCAGAGCCACCAAGATTTGCATTGCTTGCGCTGAGCGTGTTACTTGCGGCATAGAAGCAGCCACGGTTGGACAACGTGGCCGTGGTAACTACGCCGCCAGACACCGTAATGTTTGCGGTAGCCGAGTTGCCACTGCCCCCGGTCAAGGGGACATCGAAGTAAACCCCGTTGGCGTACCCGGAGCCCGCAGTTGTTACAACGATGCTGCTAAGCGCTGCCTGCACAATTGACTCAGGCAGGTAGTAAAAGTGCAGCTCCACGGCATACGCAAGGTTGGGGCTTGGCCCCAGAATAAATGACAACTCCGTGGTGTTGGTGGAGTTTGGGCCAAAGATTGCGTAGTGCTTGGGCAGTCCTCGGGAGCCAACGGCGTTGCTGGGGTACGCCTCACGGATGAAGTTCACATCCTTGTTCAGCAGGTACAGGTAATCCCCGCTGGTGTTGATGACGGCCAGCGAATACACAGACAAAAAGTCATCCGGTGCCGACAGGTATTGATTGCCTGTGGACAGGGTTCCTGTCATGTTTTTGCGTAAGTTGGCAAGCTGGACTGAGTTGTAGATGTTTTGCTCCGCATTGCGGATCATCGTGTTCATATCTACCGTGGGAAACGTGTTCTCACAGTAGTCACTCACCGCAGCTACAAGCTCAGAGTAGTTCATCTATGCCTCACGCCATGGGGCCACGAGCCATCACGCCTTTGGTGGCAGCGCCAGTGCCCCGGATTTTGATACCGCTGGTCTTGACGCCCGCGCCATCGTTCTTGGAGATGTTGCCCACCGACATGTTGACCGTATCGGCGCGGCTCTGGTTGGGGCCTTTGCCGGGGTTTTCCTCAACAGTCACGCTTTTGCCGGTCATCGTGTGTGGCTTGGCGTAGACGCTGGCAGGGCCAACTTCCTTACCGCCCTTTTTCATGCTGTAAGCCATAATCAAGACCCCGATTTCTTTTGGTTGGCAACCTTGGCCAGACCACGCCCCAGCGTCTTCATCTGCAGGTTGGTTTTGCCGCCCTTGGCAAATTTGGTGGGCATCTTGCCGGGGTGCATGTTTGCCTCATGCTTGCGAACAGCTTTCTTTGCATCCATGATTAACTCCTTACGTAGTTGCGATTGTCACTGTACCAATCTGTACGGTCAACACTAAATTGTTGGGCGTCAGCTCTGTATCAAAATAGCTGGCTCCACCCACCGGAGCCCAGCCCCACTGGATATCTCTGGACCCGCCTGTAGGGAACCCAGCGGTGTTTACCCCCGCCTGCACGTACGTGCTGTCGTTGCGTGGGTTGCGCAGCGCCTGCGGGTCATCTACCGGGAACATACCCAACTGAAGCTGCGGTTGGTCCGGCGACCAGCACTCTGGGCACGCCAAGATATTGACCCTCTTGGTCTTGATAACCTCAGTCTTCAAATACTTGAGCTTGTACTGCTGGCCGCAGATATCGCACATGGCGATAGCCTTTTTGCCAGATGCAAACCGATTTCCCATTATCCGCCCCCGATGAACGCCCTACGCGGCACGAACCTCACAGCGGCTTTCTCACGGTCTTCACCTGCAGCCAGATTGAACTGCTCGTCGTAGGCTTCCTTGAGCATCGGCACACGGGGCATGAGTTCAGGCACCTTCATGGCAATCTGGTACGCCAAGCCTGCGGTCAGCGCGGGCAGGAACCGGAAGTTTGCATCTGCCGTTTGTACACCAGCGCCCGCGTCTTGGATGCGGCGCATGCGCCAGTACTTGAAGATGTAGTAGGGGCTGCCCACTACGCCTTGATCTGGGGTAGGCCACACCGTGATCTTAGGGTTATCCCTGAGTCGC